GATGTCTTTACCATGAATACCGATGGAAACCCTCATGAACATATATTGTGGAGTCTCGATGAGCTTCCCATTTACCCTTTGAAGGTAGCTTTTCTCGAGTGTTTTGAGACCAAAATATCCGAATTCAAAATCTCGGTCGGTCTTGATGTGATCCTTTACTTGTTGGGCGACTTCGACGACTTCGTCGGTGATGACACCACCTTTTTGTAGTTTTCTCATGGCGAGGTGAAAGTTGTTCGGGCAAACCTTGTGAATGTTACTAGCGATAATACGGGTGGCCAAAATTTCATAATCTGGATCTGCGGTGATCATACCAACACAGATTTCAGCGGAGAGTATGTCAATTTCCTGGGTGGTGATATTGTCATACATCGAAGAAAATACCTGCTGAGCAACTTTGGAGGAATCACAATTTTCAGAGAGTCCATACGTTAAATTCTTGATCCTATTGGTGACGTTATCAAATCTCATATCCTCAATACGACCTGAGCGTTTAATGACCCTCATATACCTAATGTTCAAATTTTATTTTTAAACTACTTCGTGCACTTTTCAAGGTCCCCGCTTCGCACTGTCGCGGGACCCAACGTCTCAAACTTCCTGTCAGGTTGTGTGAGGTAGGTGTTCACGTAGAAAGGACCGTCTTGTCCGGGCTTGGCTACAGGAGCATACGACCCAACGAAGCAGGCTGGGGGTTTGCACGGGATCTCCTCAACATTGTTCGGCTTCGAGTCATAATCTTTAAAGTCAGCGGGATTCAGCATTTAATATTTACAGATGTTTTTTTTTCGTCCGTTATATTAAATGTGTGACAACTTACACCTTGATTCTCTGAAGCAGTGTGAGACCCCCCTAAACAAGCTGTTCTTTTCTCCTTACAACAAAGACCTGATTCAACGTGGTATCCGTCAGACGTTCAAGAACAGGACTGGCATCGCCATCGACTATCAAAACCCAGATGATTTGTATGGCATCATGAGAGCCGTGTTCATCAGCAATTCCGGCGACCACTACAACAACATCAACAACCAGGTGAGGGACATGAACGTCCGTGTCATAGACACCTCTCTGGGTCAAATTCAAACTGGCGTGTCTCAGTTCATGACCTACGCCGAAGAGATTGACACGATCAGTCAGCCCATGGATAGGCCGGTCAATACCAGCACTGTTGGTAAAAAGTTACCCCGTAATAAAGTGGGAATCAATTAAAGATTACACCCGAATAGTGAATAAGCACATATGAGTCTAAACTATTACAAATGCGAAACTGAGAAGGTATGCAAGCAAAAGGGGTGGGACAGGGCCGCGGTAGATACGGTCTGGCTTTTGCTGACGGAGGAGGTCGGGGAGTTGGCATCGGCGATCCGTCAGTATAAGAAGACATTCAAGAAGACAAACTTGAAGAAGGAGAGGGGAACCGACGTGATGATGGAGATGGGTGATGTCTTCAGTTACTTGTTTCAACTGGCGCACATGCTCAACGTAGATTTGGACAAGATGTGGAAAGAGCATCAATCTAAAATGCACGACAAAAAATATAATCTGAAGTAATAACAAGAATGAGTGATTTTATGCTCAGTGATGAACATTCCATGGACAAGGTGAATCCATTTGTCGTACACGAATTCTCCCTTCCAGGAGGAATACGAGAGACGGACAGAACAGAGATTAAGGAATATTTTACACGAGATTCGATCACTCGTAAGCGACCCACTGACAGGGAGCAGAGGCTCTTAGATAAGATCGGCGTGCATGAGATTCATAAAACGACGAAGAGTCCCTTTTGCGATACCAATCTCTGCGCGAAGCAGGATACTCAAAACGTCATGAACAGGGAAATTCACCCCAGACGCAACATCGACTACGGGGTTTCTTGTAAGAAACCCAAGGTTGTTAGTGTAGGTGTTTCAAACCAAAAGAAGCACAGGACCCCCGATTCGGTCAAAGTTGCCGTGGTAGTCCTCATTATTCTGATGTTAGTTTATGCATTACGGAGATAAAGTAAAGCAGTCGCTTTTTTGATATACACGTCTGCACGACACCGGGGATATACTTCTTTGAAAACTTTGTGATGAAATCCACTTGCCAAGCACTTTCCATATCAATGCGAGGTGGCTGGAATGTCGGATCCAGAATTTTAACAGAGTTGATCAACCTGACGTAGAAGCGAGGATCATGCTTTGAGTATAGTATTTGTTCGAGATACAGTTCAGCCATACGCTGAAGCACCTCCACGGTCTTTACAACCATGACATCCAGAAATTTGTAGTAATCTACGGGCGAAGTAGACTTCCACGAAATCTTGGTCCAATCTCCGATAGGCTCGGTGTTGATGTAGTCGGTGTAGGCGTCGTATTCCTTACGTTTACTGTTCCACTTCTTGTAGACGATTTCAACATAGTGCAGGTCAGACTCGATATCATGGACAAATAGAGCAGATGAAAGATTGTTTAAAGAACCCATAAACATGTGTTATATAAAGAGTTCTTGTCTCTAAGTAAAAAAATATTTTGATATATAAATGACTGCGGTCGTCATTGCTGCCGGTGTGTGCTGCTCGTTGTGTTGTAGTTCACCACTTACGGCGGGGTTCCTCGCGCCACGTGGGACGAATGACTTTACAGCAAGACTCAAAAAAGTTTTGCCAAAGACCGCGGCCGATTTTATTCCGGACAATCCAGCCGGGACCGTGGATGATGAATACGATCCAATACAGGACGAGGAAGATGAATTACAGGCCTATAGGAGCGAGTTGTCAGCACTGTATAACGAAGATGAAGCCCAACAAGCTATTTTTGATTTGGCGGAACAGAATCAGTCCGAAGATATGGCCGACTTGGTTCGACTTCAAAGGAAAAAGATATTCTATGAAGATGAAAGAAACACTCCCTGTTCCACGAACATCCATGACCTCACGATGAAAATTGATTGCGGTAAGAACGCGATCAAACAGTTTAAATTATCACAGTGTGGTGGGGGGTTGTATAAATATGACTATACCTGCCTCGGTGGAATTAACGCGGAGGTGTCTTTGGAGACTTTCAAAACACCGGAGGTGTCGAGGGCCTCTTTAGGTGAAAAAATCATGGACGTTCCGATAGATTTGAGAACCATTTACCGTCACAACGTTCGTTGTGATATTGGTGGGATCAGGGGTGCGAGTGAATCGACAAAAGTCATGACTGAAAGTAAGGGTGACACCCCGATCAGTCAGTTCAGATATGACTACACCGTCAACCCCGCGAATAAAAATATGAACACCACACAATACTTTTACAAATGTTTGGACACCTTGACGAGTGGTGAATGTCAGAATTATGAAACGATCACCGGTGCCCTCAAACCCGAAGACCTCGTGTCCGATAGTGCGATGGGACTTCAAGCGTTTGATGTTAAGTGTCCGGGTAAGAATCAGGTGTTGACTCGATTTCAATTAAAGGCTGGTGGAACCGCGGTCGATGGTACAGAAATTCCACCCTTTCCTGATAGAGAGAGAAATGGAATGTATCGCTACGATTACACATGTTGCCAAATGGACACCTAAGTTGACCTCATACATTTGAAAATTTATGTTTAAAAATGTATTCGTCCATAGCGAATAACAGTTTTTCATACCTTCTTACTCTGGATGAGATTCGTAAGAGCCTTCCAGATGATCTTCGCCCTTCGTGGGTGAAGATTACAACCATCACTATGGTATCCAGCTTTATGCAGGATATTGATATAAAGAAGCTCAGGGAAGGCTTTGAATCGATCGGTTCGTATAAATTGCGAAAAGAAGATTCCACTGTCGGTGGCTTTGAATGGAAACTCAAGCCAACCACCTTCTACAATCAGATTACCCTGACCTATCATGACACGTATAGCACAAAGTCGGTAAAGGTGTTCCCAAATGGGAGTATTCAAGTCGCTGGTTGCTGTGATCTTTTCGACTGTAAGCGCATCATCACCCAGTTGAAACACATCTTCAAAAAGTTTTTGACTGTAGACATCGACATCCCAGAGGAGTCCTTCCGGGTTGTGATGATCAACTCGAACTTCAGTTTGAACTATAATGTCAATCTGATCAGGGTTGCCAATTGGTTTGAAGAGTATGATGACATTTTCAAGGTGTCCTTCGAGCCTGATCGGTATTCAGCTGTAAAGATCAAATTCAAACCTTCAGAGGATATGAAGGAAATCACCTGCAGTATCTTCAGCACCGGAAAGATCATCATCACTGGAGCCGAAACCCTAAAAGAGATCGCATTCGCTTACAACGTCATTAACCAGCACATTAACGAGAACCCCCAGATTCGAGTTTCACACACAGAGGATACGGATGTTTTTGACATTTACCTCGGATACCGTTGTGATCCCATGGTAAAACACCTTCGAGAAAAGGGGTTTAATTCTTGGATGAAGACCGTTACCAATCGCCGAATTAATTTCTAAATTTATATTAACAAAATGTCTCAGCGACTTGGAATGGCGGATGGCAGGTGCTTTACCGTGAATACCTCAGCCCAGTTACTCAACAACCACATCATGAAGAAAAATGGAATTACCTTCGAGGATAACTACTCGTTTAGGCAGCTTCTTCAAAAGCAGGGTCCCAAGATCATGGACGCCGTGCAGGCCGAGCAGGGCACCGGAAAGTGCAACTCCTGCGACAAGCCTCTCTTAAAGACACCCAACACATACTAAGTGAGAAAAATCAATGAAAAAACTTTGAACCCATACTCTAGAATGCAGACATGCTCCATATGTCTCAATGAAGTCAGGGCGACGAGGGCCAATCCTCCGCTCAGATGTGGACATGTATTTCATTCCAGCTGTCTAGAGGAATGGAAAAATCAAGGTAAGAATACGTGCCCGGTGTGTCGAAGAGTGATTGACGCGACGCGGTTTAAAGTGGTGGTGACGATTCAGAACAATGTCACAGCAGCGGCGAACTCTGTGACATTGGATGAAGAATCTATTTTCAATGTTTTAGATCTTTTTGATATAAATTTTGATGTTGAAGAACTTCCAGATTTAGAGAGTATTCTTGCGGACCTTGGGATGAGTCTTTCCGACTTTGATTCCTCTATTCTTGACGCAGAATGAGCTACAATACCTCTCGTAGTTCAGCCCAGGATAGTTCCTCGACGATTTACGAGGATCCTTGATGATTTTACCTTTCGCGTCGGTTAAAAGTGGACCGGTAGCCCAACCACGTTTATGACTAAACACGTTAGCCCTGAACGTTATACGCTTGCCTACCTTGAAAGTACCTCCCCTTTTAATCCTCGATTCAGGAACCTTGAAGAATTTAGCTACAGATTGAATAGTATCTCCAGGTTTAATCTTGTATTCCACGACACCATGCTGTTTGTAAAAGTGAAAGTCTCCCTGTCTGATGTAGTTTGTCGCTCTACCAGGTGACACAAACATCATGACCTTGAAATAACCCTTCTTACATTTTTTGGTGGCGTCCGTCTTGTACACCTTTTTGGGATTGTCAGAAATGACGCGCTTCGGGAGTCCGGTGCAGTGTGTGTAGTTATGACCCCTGTTCGACAGACCAGAGCGGTCACCGGGAATGGATTTCTGCCACCTATACGCTTCATAGTCACCCACAGCGTACGCGTAGCAGTTATTATTCCCTATACCCCTCGAAGATCCCCACCTCCTCGTCGTGAACTTACTTTCGTTTCCACTCAGGGGGAGGTTTTTCATCTGTAGTGTACTCAGAAAAAAATATTGACATCTAGTAAATGATCTCGGAAATTACCAAGTCTCGTAACAAGTCTGACGCCCTCATGGAAGTTCTCGTGTTTGTGCTCAACCTTCTCATCAGCACCTTCATCCTCCGCCTTGTGTGGAACCGCTCCCTCGTCAAGCACATCTCCGTTCTCAAGCCCATCAAGTCTCTCCTTGATGCGTTCATTCTTTCCCTCTCCGTGCAGATTGTGCGCGGTATCTAAAACTTTTTAAATCCAACCGTCTGCTCACCAGATGGATCAACAGTGGTGGGGAAAGCTGTGATACCAGCACATTCTTCACTGTCACAATCGACAAAGGTGAAAGGTGTGCCAGATTGCTTCATATACTCCAACTGTTTACGAGTCCAACCACAACCCATGGTCCCGTAAACTGTATACCCACCACCCCCAGCCTTCTTGGGTGACTTTTTCATACAAACTTTGATGAGCACTATGGCAACGATGACGATAACAAGTGCAAGAAGAAACATTTACTATTGGTTTAGATTTATTTTTTGTTTGTTTTCATCACTGGTCTCTTTTTGGGCGCCTGTTTGGCTGCCTTTAAGATTGCGATGGCACGCGCT